CGACCCCACGAGCCACGGCGACGCGGTCACGCTGTTATACGACGCCTTAGCACCGGAGGACGGCGAAGAGGAAAAAGAATTACACGCCATTGAGTGGGGCTTTGCCCATGGCTTAACGGCACCACTCGAAATCCCACGTCCACCCGTGCCACCCATGGAGAGCTTAGAGAGCCTTGACGAAATCTTCGGTACTGCCATCGCCGAGACGACGCCGGACGTGGTGGCCGATACCAAAAGCGACGTTATCCCCAGCAATCCCGAAGTTATCCCCACCATTCACTTGACCGACCTTGGCAACGGGCTGCGCTTTGTCGAAGCCGTCAAAGAGTACGTCTGCTATGTACCGGCGTGGGATAAGTGGATGGTGTGGAATGGCAAGTATTGGGAGGCGTCGGACGACGTGGTAATTCGCAAGGTCGCCCACGTCGTCGTACTTGAGATGTACAAATCAGCGGTCAAGGATAACGTGCTGGACAACGAGCTGGCAAAGTGGGCATTGAAATCAGAGACGGCGGCGCGCATCAATGCAATGATTGAGAGCGCCCAGCCGTACCTCGTCGTTGACGTTGCCCGCTTCGATGCGCACCCCGATCACCTCAACGTTGATAACGGAATTGTCAGCCTCGAGCATGGCACAATTATCCCGCATGACCGCTCATGGTTTTTTACCAAGTGTCTCAGCACCGCCTACGACCCAAGCGCCGACCGCACCGTGATTGATGCGTTTATGCAGACCATCACGGCGGGCGACTTGGAATTAACGCAGTACATCAAGCGCGCCGTGGGCTACTCGGCGACGGGGCGCACCGATGAGCATTGCCTATTCTTTGCCTATGGCAATGGGAAAAATGGCAAATCAACGTTTATGAATATGCTGAGCATGGTCATGGGCGACTATGCCACCACGACGAGCGTCGAAGCGCTCTTGGACGTCAACGCCAAGGGCGAGGGGGCGTCGCCGTACATGGCACGGCTTCCCGGCAAGCGCTTAGCCATGGCGCAGGAGATGCCCGAGGGACGGCGCATGAATGAGTCGTTAGTTAAGTCAATCACCGGGGGCGACCGCATCGCTACGCGTGGTCTGTACAAAGATGTGTTTGAGTTTACCCCGACACATACGCTGTGGGTATCGGGGAATCATAAGCCCCGCATCAATGGAAGCGATGATGGCATTTGGCGCCGACTTCGTATTTTGCCATTTACGGTATCCATCCCTGAGGGCGAACGCCGTGATAGCAGAGTGATCGAAGCGGAGTTCTATGCGCACCGCGCCGGTATTTTGCGGTGGATAATCGAGGGCGCACGGATGTGGTACAAGATGGGGCTCGGCTCATGTCGTGCCGTCGACACTGCAACGTCGGAATATCGCGGTGAAGAGGACGCCGTGGCGCGATTCATTGCAGAGCGGTGCGACCTTGCCCCCACAAAGTCGGTGAGCAAAGCGTTACTGTATGCGGCATGGCGGGAATGGGCCGAAGACGAAGGGGACAAAGTGTCCCTTGGCAAGTCACAGCGCTGGCTCCTTCGTCAGCTTGGCGACCGCTGGGCATGCGGACGTGGTGGCAATGGCGGAAGCGCAGTCATTGGCCTCGCGTTACGCCCAGACCATAGCGACGAGGATGAGTACTTTGCGCCGACGAAGTCAGACCGTGAGATTTTGCGAGAGATGCCGATGCAATAATGCACTAATAGTGCATTTTACCCAAAGTTTTTCTAATTAATTTTCTATATAGGAACTTTTCCTAAAATGCACTATTAGTGCATTATTTCATCGCAGATACACGGAAAAAGCCCTAATCGCCACTACGTAAAAAAAGGAGTGACCTATGTTTCTCACTGCGCCTACCATGATGCAATGCCTCGTCTGTCGTGGCCGCATCGATGCAAAGACACCGCATCCCCAGCTCTGCTTGGTCTGTCGAAGTAAGGGCGAGCGATCCCTGCTATCCACACTGCACCACGACGTCGACCGCTTGGCCAATGCGTGGGGCAAGCTCGTCACACCCGAGCTTGAGCCACGCTTTACCAAGATGCTGGAAGCGGCGTCCGACCTTGACTTGCCGATGACCCGGTTTCGTCGTGACGATGCCATGACAAAGTTTGGGCAACGGGTGGCCAAGACCATCGAACAGCATGACGCCTTCGCCGCCTTGGTCAAGGCGTGGTGGATGCACCGCATCCGCAAAGATGACCTTCGCAGTCTTGAATTACAATTAGCTTGGGCAAAGATTCAGACAGAGGCAAGCCATGCGCCACAAAGCGAGTCTTGACGCAAACCACACCGAGATTGTGAGCCAGCTTCGTCACATCGGCGCCACGGTCGTTGACTTGGCCAAGGTCGGCAAGGGCTGCCCTGACCTGCTCGTCGGCTGGCGTGGTAAGACCTATTTGATGGAGATTAAGACCAAGACCGGCCACATGCGCACGACACAAGAACAGTTTTTTCGGAGTTGGACCGGCGGCCATATCGCCGTGGTACGAAGTTTCGACGACGCGTACAATGTACTGACTATGGAGGGGCTATGATTGAACTAATGCTATACCTAGCGTGCAGCCTAGGCACCTGCCACGTCCAGCCGTTGATGATCACGCCGGAAGCCGTCGCCATTGCGACGTGTGAATCAGGCGACACCGTGACGCTTGGTACGTACTCAATGACCGCACGGAATCACCGCACCGGCGACGGTGGTGCGTGGCAATTCAACGACAAAACCTACGTGTGGCTCAATGGCTACGACCACGCCGAGCTGGACACCCCGCAGAATCAATATGACACCTTCGTGTATCTGTGGGATGACGGCGCCGGCTGGCGTCATTGGGCATCGTCGAAACCATGCTGGACACAGTGGCTACGAATTAATAGCGAAGACAAGGCGGTGCTACGTTGAACACCGCCACGCTCATCGCCGTGACGATGCCCGAACAAGACCTCAGCGTCGAAGAATTCATCGTGTACTGCGCTCGTGTGTCCAATCCTGCCAACCAAGCCAACCACGCCACCGCACCAAAGCTCATGCGCTATCTGATGACGCATGGGCATTGGTCGCCCTTCGAGATGGTGAGTGTGGTCATGGAGATTACGACGACCCGTGATATCGCACGCCAAATCCTTCGGCACCGGAGCTTCAGCTTCCAAGAGTTTAGCCAGCGCTACGCCAACCCGACGGAAACGCTTGGCTTTGCGCTTCGTGAGGCACGGCTTCAGGACAGCGCCAACCGTCAAAACTCCATCGTCAGCACCGACCGGCAGACGTCGCTCACGTGGCAACAAATCCAAGACAACGTCCTCACCGAGGCAAAGCTTGGTTACGACGCCGCCTTGGCTATGGGCATCGCAAAAGAACAAGCCCGGGCCTTGCTTCCCGAAGGCTTGACGGTGTCTCGCCTCTACATGGCGGGGTCACTCCGCTCTTGGCTGCACTACTGCGACGTCCGCACCAAGGCCGACACCCAAGCCGAACATCGTGCGGTCGCAGAGTCGGCGTGGCAAATCATCATTGGGCTATGCCCATCATTGGAGAAAACAAAGTGATTCAAAGTGACAGCGAAATCAAGGCCATGATTGAGGCAGGGATGATTGAGGGCGCGGAGCTTAGCCAAGTCCGCACCGGCGTCATTAGCTATGGGGTGACGTCGTATGGCTACGACATGCGCACGGCGGATGAATGGCAATACTTCAATCATGACAGCGCCCGCGTCATCGACCCGAAGCGTGGCAATCTGCATGAACTCATGACGGCCACCGTGGCACCGCATTTTAAGATACCGCCCAATGAGTTTGTACTGTGTCGATCCCTCGAGTACTTCCGCATCCCCAAGGACGTGCTGTGCGTGGTCGTCGGAAAGTCAACGTATGCCCGTTGTGGGCTCATCGTCAACACGACGCCCCTCGAGCCCGGCTGGGAGGGCCACGTCACCATTGAGCTAAGCAACACCGCCCCTCTGCCCATCCGTGTCTATGCGAATGAAGGCATTGCTCAAGTACTGTTTTTTCGTGGCCGACCCGCCGCCAAAAACTACGCAGATAAGCAGGGCAAGTATCAAGGGCAACGGGGTATTACGTTGCCAAAGGTGGAGCGATGATGGTTACCACGCTTTTCCGTGCGTTGTTCAGACTGCGATGTAGGCACGTTGGAGGCGTGGTACACTTCGTCGCCTTGGCCACCCTTCGCCATGAGCGAGGTAGGCACTACCGCTACAACGCACGGCCTGATGGCGTCATGGTGCCGATTGCGTCACGGCGAAGTCGCTACCGTCGCCGGGTGAAGTTTTTGCGCTGGGTAAAAGGAGGAATACGATGACCCACACCCTGCACCTCGGCATAGACATTACGCCGGAGTACGTAGCGATTGCACAGAAGCACATCGCCCATTATGCGGTCGAAACACCGCTAGAAGGACTACTATGAGCCAGCCAATTCGTCTGCCAATCAATGCACCAAGCTACAGCGCCGGTGGGGCAAATTTCTACATCGACAAAACCGGCGCTATCTATCAGACATGGGTGGGGCGCACCGTCGTCGGTGGTGACTGGGGAAGCCACGTCTACCGCACCGCCCCCGGCGCACCGTCGCAGCTCCTCTTTTTCCAGCCCGGTATCAACGGCTACCTCGAAGTCATGAATAAGCAGTTATGGTTCGGCTACTGCGATGCCCGCGGCGCCCAATGGCGTCTACTCATTGACGGCTACATCGACCCAAGTGACACGCCGTCCAGCGCCGTGGTCAACGTCGATGAGGCGCAGGTCGCTGGGCTTAAGCAAAGTATTAGCACCGCTCAAGCGACGGCAGACCGCGCGAGTAGCACTGCAACTCGTGCCACCCAAACCGCAAACGATGCCAGTAACGATGTTCACAACTTGGCGGTCACCGTGGCGACATTGCAAGCCCAAGTCAATGCCCTGCAAGCACAAAGCCTGACGAAGTCGCAAGTCGAAGACATCGTTTGGGCAAAGATTTGGGACGTGAATTATCTGATTCGGCTTGGCTTTATCAACGGCACATCACCGTACCAGCAAGTCCAAGACTACCTCGTCGACCTTGCGACCTACATCCATCGCATCGTCAAACCGTGATATACTACGCCTGCATGTGTTTTTCTCCTTGACATGCACGACGCCCCCGCACTGCCCCTACCAGTGCGGGGGCGTCGTGTGTACTTGACACCCCCCTGACAATTAAAGTAGGAGGTAATATGCCATACCCTGTCGATACTGTGCCCGCCCTCAGTCATGGCGGAACGCGTGCTATGCCACCCCAAGTTATTGTTCTGCATCACACCGGGTCAAGCGGCACACCACAAAGCCAAATTACGTACCTGCGCAGCAATCCGCGTGGGGTGTCAATTCACACTATCATTGCCAAGGACGGACGACGCACCCGCATGGTAGACGACGACCACGTCGCCTTTCACGTTGGCTATAGCGTCATTGGCAGCTTAGGCAATCGCAATCCCAATGCGATGTCACTGGGCATCGAGATTATGAACAGCGGGTCGAAGTCTGTGCCCGATCCCTATCCGCATAGCCAAGTGGACAGCACCGCCGAGCAGGTAAGCATCTGGCTAAAGAAGTACCCAAGCATACAGATGATTACGCCGCACGCCGGGATTGATACGCAGGGCAAATACGACCCCTATGCTTTCCCGTGGGATGTCTTTTGGAAATTACTCAGTGTACACATGGGGGTAACAGGATGACGGCGCAATCGCCCAACGTTGAAGTGGCTATCGCAGAGATTAGCCGAGATATCAAGTACATCGCCAAGCGTCTCGACGAAGGGACGGTGCGCTTTGACATGGTCGAAGCCCGCGTCGCCAAATTAGAAGACCACGTCAACCGACTGTACGGTGGCTTGGTCTTGGCTAGTATCGTCGTGCCTATCGCGTTGAAGTTTATGGAGAATTAACGATGAAACCATGGTATGAATCCAAGACCCTCTGGGTCAACGTCCTCGCCCTGCTTGCCATCGTCATCGGTACGCTCACTCAGTGGCCTGAGCTTACCAGTGTGTACCCTCAGCTGACGACTGCGCTTGCCATCGTCAACATGCTCCTCCGCTTTGCAACCTACGAGGCAATCGGCAATGGCCCGAAGAGCTGACATCACCGTCAACCACGCCAAAATCGAAGACCTCATTGAGGCGGTGATGCAACTTGGCATTATCGAGCATGCCTGCAAAGCCGTGGGCCTCGACCGCAAAGCCGTGTGGAGACTTGAGAAGTCAAATCCAACGCTTGGTGCGCGACTCATGGAGGCTCGGCGTGTCGGCGTAGAGCGACGCCTTGAATACCTCGAAGCCTTGGCATATGAGATGGCGCCGACGAATCCCACCATGGTCATGTTCTTACTCAAGAAGCTCGACCCGAGTTATAGGGAATCCTACAATGTCACTTCGTCCACTACCCCTGCCAACTACGTTATCGACCTCAGTCTCCCCGCCGGTGACGATACGCCACACGACGCAGACGATAGCCCAACGGAAATTCTGGGCTGATCCTGCGCGCTTTCGCATGTTCATCGGCGGTCGTGGCAGTGGCAAAACACGAGCCGGCGCCGTGGAGGCATTGCGTCAAGCGGAGGGGACGACGGGGCTCATCATTGCCCCAACGTACCCGATGCTCAAACTTGGCGCCATGGAAACCATCCTGAGCCTTGTCGCATCGGCTGGCATCGCGACGGCGTGGAATAAGTCAGACAAAGAGCTGCGCTTGCTGGGCAATCGCACCATCATCTTTCGTAGTGCCGATAATCCCGACGCCTTGCGTGGTGCCAACGTGTCGTGGCTATGGTTAGACGAAGCGGCGATGATGCCAGACGATGTGTGGCCAACCGCCATTGCGACACTTCGCAGGGCGCCGGGTCGGGCATGGGTCACCACGACGCCACGGGGTAAGAATTGGCTGTACGACGTCTGGCATCGTGGCGACGCTGACTACACCGTGACGCAGGGCAAGACCACGGATAATCCGTATCTGCCCAGTCACTTCGTGACCACGCTCAAAGAGTCTATGACGTCCGAGATGTATCGCCAAGAAGTCGAAGGCTCATTCATTGATCCCGTAGGCGCAATGTTTCGTCGACAGTGGTTCAGCGTCGTTGACCGTGCGCCGCTTGGCCTCAAGTGGTCACGTTACTGGGACCTTGCCGCATCAACGAAGACCTCCGCAGACTACACCGCATCGGTGCGAGTGGCACTGCATGACGGCGTGATATACATCGCCGACGGCATCCACCTGCGCGCCGAGTGGCCAGACGTTCGCAAAGTCATCACCACCACGATGCGGAGCGAAGCCGACACCACGCACGGCATCGAAGAGGCATTGCACGGCCTCGCTGCCGTCCAAGAGTTACGCCGTGACCCTGCGCTGGCCAATGTGTCATTTCGAGGAATCAGAGTCGACAAAGACAAGCAAAGTCGGGCAATGCCATGGGCGGCGCGGGCGGAGGGTGGCGCAGTCAAGATTGTGCAAGGGCAATGGGTGAAAACGTTTTTAGATGAGGTCGTCGCCTTCCCCAGTGGAAGCCACGACGACTATGTAGACGCAGTGTCAGGAGCTGTGATGATGGTGAGTAAACCAAAGTTTGACTGGGGGTGGACATCGTGACTATCAATTATCCCGGATGGATGCAAAGCATGTCACGCAGTGGGCGCATTGCGACGGCGACGGATGCCTACGAAGTGGTGCCGATGTTGTACCGCGCCGTCAATCTGCGCTGTGACGCAATCAGCACGGTGCCCTACACATTGACCCGACGTGGTGTTGCCGTGGATTGGCCATGGCGACAATCACCGTCGGAACTTATCAAAGCGACGGAAAGATCTTTGTTGCTCACCGGTGGCGCCTATTGGTACCGCGTCATCAATGGGCGTACTATGACCGGCTTTGTCGTACTTAATCCCACGACGATGACGGTGAACTTCGAGCCGACCAAAGCGACGCTCGAAAACCCGTATAGTGGCGCACTGTTTACACAGACACAACTTGGTAAAATCTATGGGCCCTGGGACATCAACAACATCGTGTATTTTCGTGAGCCGTCGTATCGTGACGACATCTTGCCCGGTCTTGCACCGGCACAAGTCGCTTTGCAAAGTAGCCAGCTGGGTCATTACCTCGAGCGCTTTACCTCCGCCTTCTTCGAGGGTGGTGCCCAACCGGTCATGGTGATGAACTTACCCGAGTCCATGGACGACGCAGAGTTCGCACGATTTCGGGGCGAATTCTCAACACGCATCAGCGGAGTGGCCAACGCCTTCCGCAGTCTCTTTGTGCGTAGCCCAGAACTCAAAGTACAAAAGGTGACTCCCGACATCAATACGATGATGTTACCTGAGCTACAAGAGCGGGTCATCACATCTATCGCCATGACCCTCGGCGTCCCGCGCACCATGCTCGAAGCCAGCGCCGCCAATTACGCAACGGCAGACAGCGACCGACAAAGTTTTTGGCGAGAAACCGTTGTACCACGGCTTGGCCTCTATGAACAGATTCTCAATAATCAACTCCTTGGCCCACTTGGCTATGAGATGCGTTTCAATCCGGAGATGCTTGACGTCATGCAGGCCGACGAAGCCAACCGCGCCGACTCTTTGCTCAAGCTCACACAGGCAGGGCTTCCCTTGCCGGATGCAATGCGCATCCTTGGCTATGACGGTGTTGACGAGATGTTTTTAACACCGACGACCGAAGCGCCACCAAGTGAATTACCACTGGACACCGCACCGCAGGAGCCGACGCCGATCATCGGCGCCACAACGCCACCCCAGCCCGACACCGCTACACGCAGTGTAGATTGGGCGTTACTTACAAAAAAATTAGAACGGCGCATCAAGGCAGGGAAGACACCGCAGTGTAACTTCGATAGCGCCGTTATCTCTGCCGACGAAGTAAAGTCAGTGATGGCACGGCTTCGCGATGACATGACGGTGCATGAGGCGTTGCATGTCGTCGAAGAAGTCAAAGCGGTCGACGATATGACCAAAGACGAGCGACGGATATACAACGAACTCGTGCCGGAGTTTGAAAAGCGTGGCAGTGCATGGGTGCGCAAAATCATGCGCAATGAGACCGTAGACCCGACCTTGGCGGACGTCGTCGCCCCGGTGTTAAACCGTGAATTGTCCAAGGCCGCCCAGCAACGCATCGACGAAATTAGCACCGACATCGGCGTGGGCTCCGATGATGCGACAAATGACCGCGTGGTAGATTGGCTCGTTGACTACGTGCCCCTCGAGACCCGACTCATTGACGCTACGACCGCAGAGCGAATTAAGAAGGTCATCGACGCCTACCGCCAAACCGAGGGCATGACGGCGCAGGACGTCGCCGCCTTGCTCCAGCCTGCGGTAGACCCTGCCCGCGCGTTGATGATTGCCCGCACGGAGATTGTCAGGGCACAAACGCAGGCGGGCATCATTTACCAGGGCTACCTCAAAGAAAAAGGACTCACCTACGAGCGCATCTGGGTGACGGAGCGCGACGAGATGGTGCGTAAGTGCCCCATCTGTTACCCCTTGGATGGGCGCAAAGAGTCCGAAGGCTGGGATGGCTACGAACCACCGGCGCATCCGAATTGTCGCTGTGCGACGGCACTGAGACTCGTAAGGGATTAACCATGGCAACTGACTTTGAAATCATCGGACGCATAAGCACCGCACAGATTCTCGACGCCATGCGCACGGTCACGCTAGGCTATGCACAGGAAGTCGCCGGTATTTTGCTCACGGACAAACCGCCGCCACCCCGCGCCGGCGCACAGGTCTATAAGTCTGCAAAGCAACGGCGCTTCGTCATGGCCAATATCGCCAACGGTAATATTAGCTTCCCCTACGTCCGTGGTCGTGGTAATGGACTGCGAGGAAGTCAGAGTCTCTCACAGTCATATCGCACCAACCTCGACGGAGACAACGCCGTGTTGACGTCGTCTGCCAGCTATGCACCCTATGTCGTGGGCGACCAACAAGCACCGATACACCAAGGGCGCTGGACAACGGCGATGCAAGCCGCCGACCGGGTCAAACAAGACGGCGCATTGCAAGTTATCCTCACCAAGACAATGGAGGCGCTGTAATGCCGTATTACATCGAAGCCAGCGGAGGGCAGTTTTGTGTGTACAAAGAAGGCGTCGCTGAGGCGATGCACTGCTATGCCCGCGCATCGGATGCCAACGCTTACCTCGCCGCCCTGACTATTGCGACGGCAGACGAAGTCAAAGCGGAGTCATACACCCCGCCGGCCGACGTGGCACGCAATGCCCGCCAAGCCCTCGACGTGCGGGCAAAGAAACCACCAAGTCAGCGGGGTATGACGCCGGTCGGTATCGCACGAGCGACGCAGTTAGCAAATCGTAGCCCCGTGTCGCTTGACACGATTCAGCGCATGGTGAGCTACTTTGCCCGTCACGAAGTGGATAAGCAGGGGTCAACATGGGACGAGCAGGGCAAGGGCTGGCAGGCATGGCAAGGATGGGGCGGTGACGCAGGGCGCACGTGGGCAAATCGTATTTTACAGGAGGCTACCACAATGGAAGAGACAAAGGCATCACGCCGTCACAGCGAAGCGGATATGAAGCTCATCCGCAGTGCCCGCAAAGCGGCGCAAAGTGTCGCACAGTACATGACTGAGCTTGGCGACGATGGCATGGAGATGGACGAAGAGCCGAAGTCAATCAAAGCGATTGAGCTGAGCGCAGAGTTTAACACACGACAACGCATGATGGTGTCGGCGTTGGTCGAAGTCACACACGAGGCAGGCAAGTTTGACAAGAGCGTTGGCGCCAACGGTGCGCACTACATGCCTGCCGAAGCGAACCCCTTTGCATCACAAGGGATCGCCTGCGAGTATTGCTACTTCTACCAACCCGAGGGGCAATGCGCAATCGTCGAAGGCTCCATCGAAGAATACGCCGTGTGTAAACTCTGGGTGATTCCCGAAGCCGTCATCACGGTGGAGACTGCGGAAGCCGTCGCCGAGCCGGTGACAGAAGCGGAGTCAAGCGACGTTATGCCAGAGATGGACGACGCCGAGATGATGGCAGCAAAGTCTGCACTTGACACCCCCCTGACAATAGAAGTAGGGGACGAAGTTAAGGCGTTGGCCCGTCGTTTACTCGGAGTAGCACAATGACCGATTTTGTGAAATCCTTTGGAGGCGGGGTTAAGGCGGTGGGCGACTACGTTTTGCGTGGTCGTGGCATCGTCTACGGTGGCCAAGACCTCACCGGCGACCGATTCACCAAAGCCACCGACCTCGGCGATACCCGAAGCCCGATTGGTATGCCGGTCTACTATGACCATGGTATGTCAACCATCCGTGGGCAAATTGGCACGGTCAAAGCATGGACACCGACTGACGATGGGATTGACGTTGAGATTGAACTTGACAAACGCCTCGGCTACATCGGCGACGTGATGAAGCTCGTCAAAAGCGGAGCGCTGGGCTTAAGCACCGGCGCACTCAGTCACCTCGTCGTACGCAAAGGGGGCGAACTCAAGCGGTGGATTGTCGGCGAAATCTCTTTGACGCCGACGCCAGCCGAGCCCCGCACATTAACCGAAGTGAAGGCAACTCAGGACGATGCCGTGCGCAATGCGACGGCGCCGTTGAGCCCAAGCGATATTACTCCATCATCTAACAAAGGAAACTACACCGTGGAAAACATCAACCAAATCGTGAAAGACGCTGTCGTGGATGCACTGAAAAGCGTCGCAGGCGAGCCCGTCGCCGGTGGCACCATTGTCGCCCCCGCCCCCACCGTGAAAAGCATTGCCCTCGACAATGACACCGATCCGTTTGCCAGCCGTGACTACGAGCGCGCCTACAAAGCCTATGTCCGTGGCGTCGCTGACAACAGCGTCCTTGACGTATTGCACAACGCCAAAAGCCATGCGTTTAAGACCATGACCGAAGCTACCAACAACGACGGCGGCTTCACCGTACCGACCACGGTCAACCGCGAAATCGTCGCCCGCCGTGACGACATGTCATTGCTTGGGCAATTCGCTTTCACTCGGGTCACCACGGAATCATGGAAACACATCATGCCTGCGCAAAGCACGAAAGCCACGCCGGGCATCGTGTCCGAAGGCACCACCGCGACCGCCTCCGAGCCCAACTTGGCCAACAGTCGCCCCATTCAGCTCTACAAAGATACCCTCGAATTCGCCGCATCCGACGAACTCTTGGCCGATACGTCAAGCAATCTTGAGCAATTCATGCAAGTGGAAATTGCGCGGGCAATGGCGGTCTCATCGAATAACTATATTCTCTTGGGCACCGGCTCAGGTCAACCCTATGGCCTCAATGCCCGCGTGACCAACAGCGTCGCCCTGAGTGCCAGCGCAATCACCAACGCTCAAGTCGTCGCAGTCAGCACCGCAGTCAATGGCAACTACTTGCAAAATGGGCAGACCGGCTGGGTCATGCGCAACGCCACATGGGGCGCCGTGCGTACACTTGACCTCACTAACTACCACCCATTGTCCAGCATCGAAGGTGGTGTACGCTACATCGAAGGCTGGCGCGTAGGACTCAGCGAAGCCGTCGCCGCCATCGGCACCGGCAACAAGTCGCTGTGGTTTGGTAACTTCAACTACTACGCCTTCTGTGAACGCACCTCGGGCGTCCAGATTGACCGCTGGCGCGATGTACGCAAAGGCTTGACCTACATCGTCGCCTCATGGCGCTACGGTGGCGACGTCACGCAGCCCGAGGCCTTCGCCGTCGGTACCCACGCCTAAACAACGCTTTGACGGGGCGGCGCTTCGGCGTCGCCTCGTGCTACAAAGGATGCCACGATGCAAGTACAACTAATTCATCGCCTTGTTCATAGTGACGGCAATACCCATACGGTGTATGAGCCCGGCGACATCTACGACACGAGCCCTGCAGACGCCGAGATGCTTATTGCGCAGGGATCGGCCGTCGCACTAGAAGAAGCCAAGACCGAAGAAGCGCCCAAGAAGAAGCGAGTGGTATAACGTGGCCTACATCACCGCGACCGACCTCAAAAACTACATGAAGATAAATGGGAGCGCCGACGACACCCAGCTTGCGCTTTTTGCCGACCGCGCCCAGCATGTAATAGAGCAATATACCCATCGCGTCTTTGAGTGGGCGGGAGCGGGGACGGTCAAGAAGTTTACTCCCATTTCTTACATGGACGGCGGCGACCTTCTCGACTACTACACGCTGTCGCTTGGCTTTGCAGAGTTCTATGAACTTACCAGCATTACCAACGGCAACGGCACTGCGATTTCAACAAGTGACGTCGTGTTACTGCCCGGGAACATCACGCCGAAGTATGCTATTCGCATCAAATCATCGGCGAATGTGACATGGACGTATTCAACGACTATCGAAGAGTCAGTCAGTGTGACCGCCAAGTGGGCATACAGTGCAACGGCGCCGGCGGACATCGTCCAAGCTGCGTTGCGCATCGGCGCCTATTTGTACCGACAGCGAGACGGTACGCCAGACTCCGACCGCCCCATCGTCTCTGCCGACGGTGTCGTATTGTCCGCACCACGCATCCCTTCGGACGTCCTTGAGTTACTCCGTCCATATCGTCGGAGGTCATAGCAATGGGTAGTCAACTCTCTACCATCGTGACTGCCATTGCCACCATGACCATCACAGGCTATGCCTACGACGTGCATGTTGGCGATGAGATGCGTAATCACTTTGACATTGCCAATATCCCATGCCGTGTTATCAACGCCGTCGGCTTTGCGTCAACGATGCAAAAAGTAGCGACGTTTGGCAGTGGTCATGTCATGACGACGGAATGGACGATAACTGACATTGCGCTCATTCGCAAAGCAGGGATGGGCTATGGGCTCAAAGATATCCAACCCGACATGCAAGGGTATCTCGCCGCCTACCATGACGCCGTGCGTACCTTAGTCACCAACCGCTGGACGTTGACGCGGTGTCAACTGCGTAGCTCCGTCCTCGAGTGGCCCCAAGCGTCGGGATCATGGCACGACGCAGTCACGGCCACACTCAGCATTACCGAAATTATCCAATAGGAGGACTCCATGGCACAGACTACTACCGCAGTATCGGGAGCGGCCGCTACCATATCCATCTATGTGAGCGCTGCATACGTCGATATCTCCGGCTCATCGCAAAGCGTTGACGCCGTGACCGCATCGGTCATCAACGGCTCAGCGCACACCTTTGACGGAAGCTACGCACTCATTACGATGGGCAAGTTCGAAACCGTCGAAGTGACTGTCAATATCCTTTACACCGAAACCGCCGCCGAAGCCTTTCAATCAGTGCGGGCGCTGTTTGAAGCCAAGACTGCTACTAAGCTCAAATGGTTACCCCTTGGCGCCGCATCGGGTGCCGACCAATACGAAACCATGGCGACGGGCTATATCACGTCGATGGATTACCCACCGATTGACGCAACGTCCGCTGGGCCCATCATGGTGTCATTCACCATCACGGCACCAGGCATCCTTTACACCGCCAATACCTAATTTTGCAGGGCGTGGCGCACGTGGGCATCCGTGCGCCTAGCCATATGTTGATGCCCAGATAGGAGATGCCCTCTTATGAGTCTCTACACCATCGACGCCGACCTTTTGACCATCCGTGACATGATGACGTTATCCAAGGCGGGAAGCGCAGGCGACATGACCGCCATTTTGCCAATCCTTGACAAGTGCGTCGTGACCGACGACGGACGCAAAGTGGAAGACTTGCCCGCCAAGCATCTACGCATCATTATTGACGCCCTAACCAAGAAACTGTCAGGCACCGACTCGGGAAACTAATGCACGCGGTGCGGGCACATCTTTGGACAAAGAGCCCGGCGCCGCTGGAGTACATTGAGCTTGTGTGCTGTCGCGATATCTATCACTGCCCACCCCAAGACCTCCCGCCGTGGCACATCATTCAGCAACACCTTGCAATGATTGGCATTGAATCAGAGGTCAACAAAAGGAAAAAGAAGTAATGGCAGAAGAGACCGTCATCATACGATTTCAGGGCGACGCCTCCAGCGTAGAGACCGCAGCTAATGCGGCGTCAGATGCGGTGGATGGCGTCGGCAACAAAGCGAAGACCGCCGGCAAGGGCTTTGATGCACTGAGTAGCATTGCGACCGGCGCCTTTCAAGCGATTGGAAGCGCTGCAGTCAGTTTAGCCAGCGCTGGCTTTGCCAAGATTACCGACTTTATCGCCGGGTCAATCGAAGAGGCGGCGTCGTTTCAATCAGTCTTCGCCCAGACCGAAGCCGTCGTTAAATCCACGGGCGAAGCGGCGGGGCTCACTGCCGACCAGATGGCCGACATGGCTGATGCACTGAGCGCCGCCTCAGGAATGTCACTGTTTAGCGACGATGCAATCTTAGGCGCACAAAATGTCCTTGCTACCTTTACGCAGATACGTGGCGAAAACTTCGGCGGAGCAACGCAGGCAATCATCGACATGAGCCAAGCGTTGGGCACCGATTTACAAAGCAGTGCAATGCAAGTCGGCAAAGCGCTCAACGATCCCTTGGCAGGCATCACCGCATTAAGCCGCGCCGGTGTGCAATTCACCGATGCACAAAAAGAGCAAATCAAAGCGATGGTCGAAGCGGGCGACGTCGCCGGTGCGCAACGTATCATCCTTGGCGAACTTGCCACGCAATTCGGTGGGAGTGCCTTGGCTGCCGTCGATACCTTCGCTGGGCGTCAAATCATCCTCCAAGAGAAACTTGCCAACGTCCAGCAGACGCTTGGCAATTCACTACTTCCCGTCATTGAGCGTTTCGCCAGCTTTGCCACCACGACGCTTGTGCCCGCCGTCGAATCAATGGTCATCGCCTTCACCGGCTTCATTGATGGCACCGATTGGGACGGTATTATTGCATCGCTTAGCGGCGTGTCAACGGCGTTGGGTAATGTGATAAGCGGTACTGATTGGCAAGGTGGTATGAGCCAAATGGAGTCGGGCTTTGCCACCCTTGCCTACATCGTCGATCCCGTAACGCTTGCCTTGCAAAACTTGGCGATGACAGCAATGCCCATCTTTGCCAGCATGGCTAGCGCAATTATGGCGACGCTTGCCAGCCCTGCAATCCAAGCAAGCATCCAAGGCACTATCGACGTGTTTACCATGCTCGGACAAATCCTTATGCAGGTTGTCGGCATCGCCATCGACGGTATGCGCCATGAACTCGAGGCGCTTTACACGGTCTTTACCATCATTTGGCCATATATCTCTATGATGATGCAAGGCTGGACGGCGCTGATGCAACCGCTTCAGACATTGGTTATCGGGGTGTTGACGGCGATTAGCCAAGCGCTCCGAGGTGACTTTGCTGGCGCATTTGACACCGTGCGCACAGCCGTACTCACCTTTGTCACAACGGTGAATACCGCCGTGATGGGCATGGTGGCAAGCGTCGTCGGCACACTGCAAAGCATGGCGACCAGCATAGTCAACACCGCAATCAGCATCGGCTCACAGATTGCCAGCGGTATCGCTCAAGGCATTAGCGCCGGAGCGACGATGATTGCCAACGCCGCCAAGAGCGCCGCTTCGTCTGCGCTGGACGCGGCGAAAAAGTTTCTTGGCATTGCGTCACCATCGAAACTTTTTGCCGAGCAGGTGGGCTATCAGATGAGTGCAGGCATGGCGGCGGGTATCGTCAAAGGAATCCCCGATGTGACCGGCGCAATCGGCGCCACGGCTGGCTCGGCGGTCGGCGCAGTAAATCAGACCACGCAGAATTATTATCTGTCCGCATCGTATCAAACGGCGCAGTCTGAGTCATCCATTAGTCAAGATTTGCGGGCGATGCAATTACTCGCTGGAGGCATGGCATGAGCTACGCAATCACATACACCGTCGCCGGGACAACGTTTAATCTTAATGGCTACGACGCGACCTCAGGGATAACGTATTACTACCAGGGCGACCAAGGCTTCGGCCTTGCCCCCATGCACCGCATCACGCAACGCGGGCCGATGCAACACGGCGACACCGACGTAGACTTTCGCCTTGACCCACGAATTCTCCAACTTCCCGTCTTTGCCGTGACGTCGTCCGTCGATGATTACTACGCCGCTCGAGGGCGCTTGCTCAGTGTCTTTTCGCCGTCTAACGCCGTGGGTACGTTGACGGTTACGACGTCGACATGGTCGCGAAGTATCGACGTCAAGGTGCTGGGCGGAATGGCGTTTGACACCGACCCCCAAGTAGGCTACACCCTCAAAGCGGTTATCCAGCTTCGTGCCGACGACCCGACGTGGTACGATGTCACCCCACTGACTATCAACGGCTCGTCAGGGATCGCCGGAACACCCACCGCTTATCCCGTCGTCTATCCTCGGACGTATGGCACCGCAAATATCAACGCAACTACAACGTATGAATACGACGGCACGTGGCAAACCTTCCCGGTCATCACAGCGACTGGCCCGATTACCGGCTTAGTCATTACCAACAACACGACGGGACAAGTCATTACCACCACGGGGTCAATCGGCGCGGGGCGTACCTACACCTACGACCTGCGCTATGGCAAAAAGACGGTCTATGATGACCTTGGCAATAATCAGATAGCTACGGTGGTATCGTCGTCAAACTTGGCGACATGGTCAATCGTAACAGGGATTAATTCTATCTCAATCACTGCGTCGTCATCCTCGGCACCGGCGTCAGTTATCATCACATACTACACCCGCTACGTCGGGATATAGGGAGGCATCATGGCAAGTACAGAACGATCCTTGGGATGGGCGACGGGTGTTGCATCGACGGACGGCGCTACGACGTATGACTCGGCGCGCATGTCGGCCTTCGAGCGGGCAGGGCTAGGCGTCGGTGTGTTGCTCAGTGGCTCATATCTCGCAATGTCGGGCACTGGCACCACCACGCTTACCATCGCCGACGGCGCCGCAATCGTCGGCGGATATTTCTACGAGTCCAACGGCACCGTCACAATTTCTACGTCGGCGCTGGGCTCAGGGACTTTCACCATAGTCATCATTGCCAACACCGCTGCTGGCTCACAGACCGTCACCGCCAACGGCGCCGGCACCACGACGGTCACCACCGCTACCACCCGCATCGCCTTAGTGACGGCGGGGCAACTCTCGACCATCACAACGTCAATCACGGCGACCAACATTGTGACCCTCGGCACGGTCACGACATCGGCAGGGTCAATCACTGCCATCGCGCCGTATTTTCCGTATGCGACAACGCGCCAACGGAGCGCACAGCAGTACATCTATGCGACGGGTGGCACGACGAGCGCGATGGCTGCCAGCACCTACACGACGCTGACCACCTATGCTAGCGGCACGTCGAGCGACGATGGCACCATGCTGTTTACCACGTCAACCGGTGCCATCACACTGTATAGCAGTGGGGTGTACCAATTCGACTTCTCTATCACGTATGACAGCAATGCAACCGGCAATCGCTCGGCGCTGATTCTCAATCTTGGCGTCGGCTTCCCCGTCGTATCGGCTGCGCTCTATGCGAGTTCTTCGATTTATCGCGGAAGTGTCACGGTGCCTATCACCGTCACCGCAGGGACGCCGAATGTCTATGCACTGCAAGCATGGGCAAGCGTCGCCAGCCGGTCGGTGGCAAATAGTCAACTCTGCGTCACGAGGTTATAAGCAATGGCGCCACAGTATGCCATCTACGTCTATACCGCCGGTGGGACGCTGTCGGCAATTTGTACTGACTTCTTAAGCGTCGCCGTCAATCGCACGGTCAATAGTGTCGACGTGGCGCAATTCGACGTCAACGCCGTGTCAACGACCGCGCCGTACATCGTCTACGGTGCTATCGTCGAAGTATACCGCCAAGACATCACCGCAGGCATTGCCTCTACACGGGAGTTCGCCGGATTCATCCGTGGCATCACGACGACCTACGGACAGACCACAGTCATCACGGCGCAGGCCGTAGGCGTCAATGCCCTGCTTGGTGACCGCATCGTGGCATACAAAGCGGGCGTGGTGAATCGAAGCCAATTCAGCGCTCAGCCTGCTGAGACCATTATGAAGACGTTGTACAACTTCAATTTGTCAACGTCGGCGACGGTGGCCAATGGGCGCCACCTAGACGGACGCTTGACCGGAGCTGGGGCGGCGACGTCATCAGGGCTGGGCAATACCATGTCGTTTAGCTGTGCGGGGCAAAACCTACTCAATGCCCTCCAAGAGATACAGCTCAGTGCGGGCGGTGACTTTGCATTGACCTACACCGCCCCGGCGACGTGGAGCTTTGTCTGGTATACCGGGCAACTTGGCACGGACAGAAGTGCAACAGTGATTCTCTCACTTGCCACTGGGACGATTGCGAAGTTAGTCATTAAGACAAACCGCGTAACCGACACGACCGCAGCCGTCGTTGGCGGACAGGGCGAGGGATCGGCACGGGTCATCACGACGCGTCCGGCGTCACTTCCGACGGGGCTTGACCTAAGAGAAACGTGGTATGATGCGCGGAATCAAAAGACGACTGCCGAGTATCAACAGCTGGGCGACATTGCCCTGCGTGATGCAACACGACGGCGCACGACGATACAGACGGAGGTATTGCAAAACGCCGCCTTGCGTTATGGTCGTGACTACTTCTTAGGTGATTTAGTAACCGTCTATGCCTACGCCGCAGGTAACATCACGCAGAAGGTAAATAGCGTTGCGCTGTCGATGAGTCAGCAAGGAGCGGAGAGCGTCAATGTCGGACTTATATCAAACTAGCGCAGACCTCAAAGCCACGACGCAAGACCTTGCCCGCGTCGAGTCGCCCAGCGCGTGTCTCAGTCTGACACGGTCGGCGACGCTGGCTATCACGACGGCAGGCACGACAATCACATGGCAGACTGAGCTACGCAGTCAGGGTATCACGTGGTCAGGCACGGACATCACGATACCAACGGCGGGGTACTACGTGTTGAATCTGTCCTACACGGCAACGGCGCATACGGCGTTTATGCGTCTGATTGTCAACGGCACCACGACGGGCTTCTTTTCGTCCTCGGCGCTGTCGTCGTCCACCCAAACGTTCACCGTCGTGAGATACTTTGCTACCGGCGACGTGGTGCGCCTCCAAGCATTGCCATCCACCAACGTGACTATCGCCGTCAATGCGGAGGGCGCCACCGGCGAATCACCAATTCTCCACATTGCCCAGCTGACTGGAGTACCCTAATGCCTACTATTAACCGCATCTATGACCCCGAAGCCATCCGCATCGCCTACTACGATGATTACGGCGTCGAATATCCGCAGCCCCCTGAGGGCGACGAAGTGGTCGACAGACCCTACACGTATGACGAAGCCATGACGGCACTGCGCACAGAGCGCGACCGTCGCTTGCTTGCGTGTGACTGGACGCAACTCCCCGACGTACCACTCAGTCAAAGCCAGGTGCAAGCGTGGCGATCCTACCGTCAAGCCCTGCGCAACACCCCGGAAGCGGTGCAGGCGCAGGGTTGGGACGGTGCGGTGTCTTGGCCAACACCGCCGGCATCGTGATATACTACGCATGACGTTTTGGGTGTCGCGTCCAAGCGTTACTCTCCTACACCAACGCACCGCGCCCCCAGCATTGTCGACAGATGCTGGGGGCGCGGTGCAGTTATTTAGCAGTTCCCGGTTTCCGACAAAGCGATAGCAGATAACCGAGTTGGCATGACTTCATTATAGCACAAAAAACTCGTGTCAAATTGGTCTCAAATTGCTCAAAAAACTACTTGACAAGTCAATTAATAGTGTAGTATACTAAGGTCAGTTAGGAAGCAGTAGCACAGAAAGCGACGAACACCATGAAGTACCAAGTCACCAAAATCGAGAATGGAAAATCGGTCATCGTTGAGGCCAAGAGCAAAGCCGACGCCCTCAAGAAAGCAATCACAAGTTGCAAAGGCAAAATCACGGTAAGCCGCAAAGCCGACTGGGTTGAAAACGTCTACAGCGCAGGGGTGATTGGCTGCTACAAATTCGAACGCAACTTCTATACCGTGACCCCAGTGGTCGAAATCGAAGCCGTCCCAGTCATCAGCCTCCCAATCGGCTGGTAACCCACCCCACACGGTCGAAACGGCGCTTCGCTGTGAGGCGCCGATGACATACAAGGAGAACACCATGCAACACCCCAACGAACACCCCGACATCTCACAGTTCCATACGCCGCTTGAAACTGCGGCGTCCAGCATCGCCCAAGCGGCGTACATGATGGAACGCGCAAAAGCCCGCGGTAAGACCGACGAAGTGAAACGCCTGATGGCACAGATTGACCGCTTGGAAACTGCGGTCGCCAAGTACCTCGACAGCCTCAACAACGAAGGAGCAAAGTAGCCATGTCAAAGTTTCTGATTACCTTGCCCGGTGGCCTTGCTATCGAAGTCTACGCCAATGGGCGCGGCAAGGCGGTTGAATCCGCAGTCAGTCAGCACTACGGTATCAAACCAATAAAAGTGATTTTTCTCAAGTACATCCCGGGCGGTGTGGTATACGAAGTGCGTCGCAGTGGACACCCTGCCATTGAAGTCGTTGTGACACAGTAGAAAGCGATGTATACCATGATCCACCAAGCCTACTTCACGGACGTCTACATTCTCGACGGCGTCACGATTGAGTTTGTGTACACCAAGCAATCCGGCAACACGTGGCAGGTGCGCGCCAGCATCGTCAGCGGTCACACCGTTGCCGAGTTCTACAAGGCGGTCGACGAGAAACCGGAGTCACTCGAGGAACTCTTCGCCACCCATCGCTTTGCGGTGGCTGACATCATCAAGAGCTGGGCAAACGCCGTCGCCCCAAAGGAGAAAAACAATGACTAATCCAAGTTTTGACCAAGAGGCGGCCGAGATTCTGCTTCGTGACTACTTCGAGATGAAAAGCGAACTCGAAGCCTACGAAGCCAACGTCGACGACCTGCGGCGCAATCTGCAGACCCTCGTCGAAGCGCTGGGGGGATCGCTCAAAGTCGCCCACGTCGGCACTGCGATAATTACGCCGGAGTCGACGTCGCACAGCTACGATACGAAGATGATTGACACCATCATCGCCAAGGCGCTGCAAGACGGCGACTACCACACCGCCAAGGCGTTGAGCGATGCACGCAAAGAGACGACGCGCAAAGCCACGCTACGTATCACGGGGGTGAAGAAATGAGCACAATTCTGATTGGCCTCGCTATCACGGCGATGATTATCACGGTCTCCATCACCATCACCCAGTGCTGGTATTGGTACGAACGAAAGATTGCCGCGTGGCACCACGAGTGCATGCAAGAAGCGTTTGCCGACGGCTGGGATGCCGCGGTGCATATGATGGAAGAGAAGTAGACGCACGAAGCCCCGACGTGAAGCGCCTCATATATGCGGTGCGCGTCGGGGCTTCGTACATCTG